ACTTACCGAAGATGAATTGCCAGGCATAGTAGATGCATGGAGAAACGCAAATCCTAATATTGTGAAACTGTGGAAAAATATACAGGACTGTGCAATTAAAGCAGTTAAGACCGGCGGAACTTATTCCTATAACGGAATAAAATTCTCAAGGGAGATGATAAAAAGAAAACTGGATTTCCTTACGATAACACTGCCAAGCAGAAGAAAATTATTTTATGTGAATCCGCTGAGAACAAATAACAGCTGGGGTTCAGAAATAATAGAATACAACGGGCTTGACCAGATAGCCAAGAGATGGACAGCGTTGAAGACATATGGCGGAAAACTAACGGAGAACATAGTGCAGGCGGTAGCAAGGGATTGCCTGGCAGAAAGCATAAGAAGGATAAAAATGGCAGGATTTAACATCGTAATGCACATACATGATGAGATAGTCGTAGATGCACCGAAGAATGTAACGGTGGAAGAAATATGCGGCATAATGAACGAAAATATAGAATGGGCTCCAGGACTTCTTTTGAGAGCCGATGGATTTGAATCGGAATATTATAAGAAGGACTAGGAGGTGAGAAAATGAAAAATGACAGGCTTATAAAAATAAGTACGGCAAACTCAAGGACAGATAAAAAATGGAAACGTGAGGAGATTTACTGGAGCGATTTTGTTAAAAGGCTGGAATCACCTCATAGAAGCCCTGAGAAACTGGATGAGTATATGAGCTATGCAAAATCAAAACAGGACAGCCTGAAAGATGTCGGCGGATATGTTGGAGGACTGCTGAAAGGTAATTTAAGACGTGCGGGAAATGTAATTTCAAGGGATCTTATAACCCTTGACCTGGACAATATAAAGCCCGGAGGGACTGCAGATGTCCTGAGAACTCTGAAAGCTCTGAACTGTGCTTATGCAGTGCATAATACAAGGAAGCACACCGAATACCGTCCGAGACTGCGTGTAATATTTCCTACAGGAAGAACATTAAATGCCGAGGAATACGAGCCTGTAGCGAGAAAACTGGGGGAAATGATAGGTCTTGAAATGTGCGATAAGACTACATTCCAGGCAGAAAGGCTGATGTTCAACCCCAGCATTTCATCAGATGTTGTATACATCTTTGACTATTCGGACAGTCCTTTTTTAGATATCGACGGCATACTTGGAATGTATGATGACTGGAAAAATATTCAGGAATGGCCAGGAATGAACGAACAGAAAATAAAACTCCCTAAAAAACAGGAAGATCCGACTGAAAAAGGCGGAGTAGTAGGGGCATTCTGTAGGGAATACGACATAATAAAAGCAATAGACGAATATCTGCCCGGGGCGTATGAATTTACTGATACCGAAGACAGGCTCACATATCTGGGCGGGAGTACATACGGAGGAGCCATACTGTATGAAAACGGTAAATTCCTATACTCCCACCATGCAACCGACCCTGCATCGGGCAAGCTGTGCAATGCTTTCGATTTAGTTCGGATTCACTCTTTTTCTGAACTGGATGACGAAGTGAAGGCAAATACCCCTGCCAACAGATATCCGAGTTATATTGCAATGTCAAAACTTGCACTTGAAAACAGTAAAATAAGAATCGAAGTACAGAAGGAGCGGATAGGGAATGCGGAATCTGTATTTAAAAACGATGCGACCGAAGAAGAGACTGATGATGAATGGATGGCACTGCTCGATACCGATACTAACGGGAAAATTATCAACAATTCAAAAAATATACTAATAATACTTGAGAATGAACCCGAACTCAAAGGAAAAATGGCTTATGATGTATTTTCAAACAGGGCATTCGCACAGGGAAAACTCCCCTGGTCAGACAACAATAATGTAAGAGAATGGGAAGACGGGGATGATGCAAGGCTGAGAGTAAGGCTTGACGTAAAATACGGTATACAGGGCAAGACAAAGATAGATGACGCACTGACTGAAGTATTCCTGAAAAACAGCTATAATGAGCCGAAAGAATTTCTGGACGGGCTGATATGGGATGGAGTAAAAAGACTCGATACCCTGCTTATAGATTATCTGGGAGCCGAAGACAACATATATACAAGGGAAGTAATCAGGAAGTCGCTTATTGCATGCTGTGCAAGGGCTATAAAAAATGAACCCGTAAAATTTGATGAAATGATAATATTGAACGGACCGCAAGGAATAGGTAAAAGTACTTTTTTAAGTAAAATCGGCATGAAATGGTTTTCCGACAGCCTGAAAACTTTTGAAGGGAAAGATGCAGCTGAAGTAATTCAGGGCACATGGGTCAACGAAATCGGGGAACTTGATTCGTTTAATAAG